TCAGAAGACACGTAACGCTCAATGCCCATGATAGTGTTGCGAATCACAGGAGGGATAATCAATACACGACCTTCCATAGGAACATCAGCATCATCCAACCGTTGAATCATGTTGCGGAAAGCCGCATCAGAGAACGCTTCAAGAGCAGTAGAGTCATCGTAGTCAATCAAGACATCAGATGCACCGTTGATCTGGTAGTGAGACTGAGTAGCATCAGCACCATCAGCAGTACCTGCATCGTTTGACACGTTCAACAACTCTGCGAACAGATCGTCATCGACTTGCTTAGCAAGAGCGTAACCTGCATCGTCAGTGTAGAAACGGCGGAGTGAATCCAACGCCTGTACTTCTGTGATGTCCTCGATCAAGCGTGAGTATTCGTAGTGCTTGTCGATAGTGATTATAACTTCTGTGTTAGCAGTCTGTTGAATTGTTACAGTGTCAGCCGCTGTCTTAGCATTGGCCGCGCCACGGACAGGCTTAGGAATGTGAAGAGTATCACCTTTCTTACCAGTCATAGGCATTTTGTTTACGAGGTTAGCAAGAACGAGCTTCTGCTTGTACGCCGCAATGATTTCATCTGACCACAGTTCTGGAATGAACGTAGCCGCGTTTGCTAAAGTAACGGTATTGTTACTTGCGGGGGTTAAGTTTGCCATTGTAAATATCTCCTAATAGCTATTTAACTCGACCCTCAGCATATGCTTGGCGAATCTCAGCCGCCAGTTCTTGATATCTGTTAGGGTCTGTTTGCATAAGTTTAATAATATCAGCACGACGATAGACTTTACGACTTGGCTTTTCGCCTGACCCTTTAGCAGTACCAGTAGAAGCAGATTTTAACTGACGCTTACGGTCAGCCTCTTGCATCTCAACAGTTTCACTAACTAAGTTCTGACGTTCCTTCCAAGTATTTAAAAGTTCATCAGCACTGTCAAAGTCAAACCGTTGGTCTGCACGTTGGTACAATTCAGTCCGTACCTTAGAAGCCGCTACCCATTCTCCAAACCTACTATCCTGAATGATTTCATTGAAATCGGGATGGCTACGTTGGAGTTTGTTTAGGATCTCCTGTTGCTTCATGGCGCGAGTAACTTCTTCTGCTTCCCTAATTTTAGGATGCTTCGCAATTGCTCGCTCTACTGCTTTCTTTGGATCATCAAAGAAATCAATGTCGTCTTCTTCGTCTTCTTCTTTTTGTGGGCTATTGGCTTCAAGTTGCGTCTTTACGAAATTATCAACTATCTGACGTAACTCACCAACTTCTGATGATTGTTTACCTAAAAGTTTCTCAGCCTCTTGATGCATTCGGACAACATCTTTGATATCCTTACCCTGATATTTCTCAGGAATGCTTTCTTCTTGTGCTTCTTGAATCTCTTCAGGTTCTGCAGGTTGTTCCTCTTCCGGAATCTGCGTCTCTTCATCTTCTAAGTTAGCGAGTGCTTCCCCGTCTTCTGGTTGATACTCGGGACTCTCATCTATAAAACGTGCCATATTGTTAAACTCCGTGCCGTAGCATTATGGAAAGTTATTTACGTGCGGCTCTCTCATGATCCTTAGCCCACCTATCGTCTTTATCCGGCCAACCGTGACCAACGAAATGTGTTCGGACAGGAGAGATTATCCGTACTGATGTTTCACCGCATTCCTTACAGGTTGAGAAGTCACAGTCTGACGAGTCAGCCCAGTCTTCCTCTGTATGGTTACATACGGTGCATTTATAATCGTATCGCCTAAGCATTATTTCGGCCCCTGCAATACGTCATAAGCTGTTTTGATACCTGTCTCAAAGCGTCTCACTCTGAACAGTGCATCGCGTTCACCTTTGACAAACGCTAAATGTGTTTCATTCTTAATATCTTCTATACGATGTCTATCAAGAATTTCGTTGATCTCTTCGATGAATTGTTTCCAACCATCTGTCATGAACAGATCAAAATAAGTTTCGTAATACTTTTGTTCTTCAGGACTCAAAGAGTTTCTCCTAATTTATAAGCAAATATTATACCATACTTTTATTCATTTGTCAAGTAGTTTCTTGACTTTTGGTAGTTTTTGTGGTACGGCTTACTGGAGCAGTTTCTAATTTTTTTAATCGTTCATCAAGTTTTGTCAAGATACCATTCATTTGATCAATGATTTCTTGGAACTCACGCTTGGTAACTACCATTAGATTTCCTCATTTGTTGTTCAACTATGTCTTCTTTACTTGCAATCTCACGTTCTTTGAGTACAAGCTCTGCAAGTTTAGCTCTACGCTCAAACTCTTTATCTACGTCATCACTACCGCCTGCCTTAAGCTGTACCGCAATACGACGTGTCTCTGCATCCAATGGAAGCAATTGCGACTCAATCTCATTCTGTTGTACACGCGATTGAATCTCAGCAGTTTGTGCTTGGATATTTTTAATGGTCTCTTCCTTCTGAGCCATTTCCATTTGTACTT